CCCTATAGCCCGACATACTGGTCGGGCTATGAAAAAACAATTAACCACACTTACATCTTCAGTACTTGGAGGCCGCCATGTAGCGACAACGCTAGCAGCAGCCGTGTCCTTTGCTGCCCTATCGAACCAGTCGAACAACGCTGAGTCTCCACTTGGCGTTGCTGCCTGTACTTTTTCAATTGATATAGAACAGCCCTGGCAACAAATACTCCCGGGAGCTGACTTCGCTGCCTATGATGGCCGCCCTACTGAAGTGCCTGGTAATAAGTGGCGCATCGATAATGCCAAAGGCGAAGCCCTCGCCGCGAAATTAAATGCGCGAGCTGATGCGGGCGAGCAGCTGCTTGTCGACTACGACCACCAAACCCTTCTTGCCAAAGAGAACGGCTCTAAAGCCCCTGCCAGTGCATGGGGTAATAAATTCGAATGGCGAGAAGACAAAGGCTTATTCGCTCAGCTTAATTTCACGCCAACCGCGCGAAAGCACATCAAAGACGGTGAGTACAAATACTACTCCCCCGTCGTCATTTACAACAAACACACAGGTGAAGTGTTAGACCTTCACAGCGCCGCTCTCACGAATGACCCAGCAGTAAAGGGCATGAGTCAAGCTGCCGCCCTTCATGCAAACGTTAATAACCAACCATCGGAGCCTACGCCCATGAACGAAGCATTAGCCCTGCTATTTAATCTGCTGGGTATTACTACCCCATCTACCGACATTGATGCTGCTGCATTACATGCACAGTTAACTAAACCAGGCGTGAAAGCCAAGCTTGACGAAATTAAGTCCAAGTTAGACGGCGCAGCACAAAGCGACGAACAAATTGCCGCACTTACGGCAAAAGTAGAGCAAGCCAAAGAAGGCATTAACCCAGCCGAGTATGTGCCTATCGAAACCTATAACGGCGTGGTAGCAGAGCTAGCAGCGTTATCGGCAAACCACAGTGCGGTAACTGTCGACCAGCTCATTGAGCAGGCCCAAAAAGACGGCAAGTTCGTGGCGCAAGCGGAGCTGCCTTACTTACGCAGCCTGGGTAAAAGTAGCATGGCAGCGCTTAAAGCACAGCTTGATGGCCGCGCAAGCGTGGAAGCCTTTGGTGGTAAACAAACCAAAGAAAAGAAACCAGACGGTGAAGACCAAAACGCCGTTGCGGCCCTTACCGCTGACCAAAAGCTTGTAGCAGACCAACTGGGCATTTCCCACGAGGACTACGCCACCGAGCTTAAGAAAGACTAGCTCTACGCCTAACCACACACTTAATTTGGAGAAATAAAGCACATGGCTATTATTACCTCACCTGTATTAAACGCAATCCGCACTGGGTTTCGTAAAAACTTCGAAGACGGTAAAACCCGTGGCATGCCGATGTACAATGCCGTGGCCACCATCGTTCCATCCTCAACCAAATCGAACACCTACGGCTGGTTAGGGCAATGGCCGGGCTTCCGTGAATGGATTGGCGAGCGTCAGCTTAAATCACTTAAAGAGCACGGTTACACCATCACCAATAAGGCCTTTGAATCAACTGTGGCGGTTGACAGAGACGATATCGAAGATGACAACTTAGGCGTTTATTCGCCCATGATGGACGAAATGGGTTACGCCTCATCAGTATTCCCAGACGAACTGATATTTCCTTTACTAGGTGCTGGCTTCACGTCTACCTGTTACGACGGGCAGTACTTCTTTGACACCGACCACCCAGTGAATTCTGAAGTAGATGGCAGTGGTACAGATATCTCGTTTTCTAACGCAATCATTGATCCTGGTTACACAGGTGATGCCTGGTATCTGTTAGACACATCGCGAAGCTTAAAACCACTTATCTTCCAAGAGCGCAAAGGTATGCAATTTGTCGCTATGGATAACCCTAACGATGAACAAGTATTCATGAATAAGGTTTTCCGCTATGGCGTAGATTGTCGCTGCAATGTGGGCTACGGCTTCTGGCAAATGGCTATCGGGGTTAAGAAAGAACTGACTCCAGCAACCCTTTGGGAAGCCATCAACAAGTTCCGCAGCTTTAAAGCAGACGGTGGCCGTCCGTTAGGTTTAGGTAAGAACGGGTTAACGCTAGTCGTACCATCCTCACTGCACGAACACGCTACCAAGATTAACGAGCGGGAACAAATTGACGACGGCGGCGTGACGGTAAGTAACGAGCTCAAAGGCAAGTTTACGGTACTAAACCCCGATTACCTTCAAGCTTAATTTCCTAGAACCTTAACAATCACTACAACTACTACAACTGGCTTTTAAATAAAGGCCAGTTGTTTTGGAGAAACGTTATGTCAAAACTCGCTATTGTCTCATTAATTATTACCGCAAGTGTGCCTTCCTTTCGTCGTGCCGGCACAACCTTTACTGACGCCGGAAAAGCCTTCCCTGAAGGTTACTTTACAGAAGAACAACTTAACGACATTCACAAAGAGAAAAAGCTGTCTGTCCGCGAAGTGCAGTCCGATGCCATCCCAGAAGGCGTTGATACCTCACTTATCTCTGCCGCGCTCACCGCTTCCGCCGCTGAAGAAAAGACGAAAGAAAAAAAGACTGCCTCGCAAACCGAACCTACCAAGTCGACGGGAACGAAAGCAACGGGTAAAGCCAGCACAACCAACGACACAGGTGCTAGCGCCTAATTAGCGCTAGTCGGAGCATCACTATGGCGTATTGCACTACTGACAACTTAATTGACCGGTATGGAGCCGATGAACTGTTACGTCTTACTGACCGCGACAATAACGGCTTTATCGACGAGCAAGCAGTAAGTGCAGCCATAGAAGATGCCAGTGACTTGATTGATGGCTATTTGGGTGGGCGCTACACCCTGCCCCTTAATGTTGTGCCTAGCGTGCTAATTAAAATATGCGCTGACATCGCCAGGTTCAATATGTACGACCACACCGTTCCTGAAACCGTCGATAAGAACAACAAGGCGGCAATGGACTTTTTGAAGTCGGTGGGGAAAGGCGAAGTGCGGTTAGGCCTATCAGATAGCAACGAGTCGCCCGCATCTGACGACCAGATACAAATTCAGAGTGAGGAAGGCGTGTTTAGCCGTCGCAACTCAAAGGGGTTTATTTGATGCTGAATTTGGTTAAACCCCGTATCGCCAGCCTGTTCGACGAGGTTGGCACCGCCGCAAACGTGCGAAAAGCAATGAGCCAACCACTGCATCGCAATAGCGCCGCGTTTGTCGTGCCAGTCAGCAATCGACCCATGACAAACAGCCGTGATGTCGATATGGGCCGTCCGCTGCAAGAGTTTATCGTGACGTTTGGTGTAGTCATTGGATTACGTGCCATTAACGACCCTACAGGCGAGCGAACGCTTGCAGAGCTTGAAAGCCTGCGCAATACACTGCGTGAAAGCTTGTTTGGTTGGAAACCTGACGACGAGCACGAACGCGTTATTTTGGGGAATGGCGACCTTATCGGTTTCACCAACGACGGCCTTTGGTGGATAGACAGATTTTCAACCAATACCTGGTACAGAGGAAATGCAACATGATCATAGTGACCAATGCCAGCGACAACGATATTACGCGTGCAGCCGTAACGTTTAAGCCTGGTGAAAACAAGTTTAAAACGGGTGAGCTAAGCGACGGCAAACGCGCACAAATTAGTGCACATCCAAAGCTAAAAGTCGTGGTTGTTGAAGACCGCCCAATTGAAACCAAAGCGCAGCCAAAAGCACAGGAGAAGAAATCATGAGTATCACTCCAGGGTTTAGACACGACAAAAAATTTGTGGTGATGGCGCTTCGCAGAGACAGCGACACAAAAGGCGCTGACTATATCGCTGCTGGCGCACAACCTCTTGCGATACTCACCAAAGGGTTGGCGGTTGATCCTTATCAGAGCGAACAAATTACACGTGATTTAGATACGGGTGAGCAAGGTGGAGAGAAGGTCATACACGCTGGTGAAATGATGACACTTACCATCCCTGTGGAAATAGCGGGCTCTGGTGATGCATCAAGCGCAGCTGCATACAGTGCAATCCTGCAAACGGCTATGCGTGACGAAAAAACCGATGTTGCCAATGAAGTGACCCATAACCGGGTTCTTAATGCATCGGAAGAGCAAGACGGTACGTTCTACTTTTACTGGGAAGGGATGTATCACATTTTACTTGCAGGAAAATCATCCCTTACCGTCGCTGGAAAAATAAACGAACTGGGATACCTAACTTTTGAGGTTAAAGGAATCTACGGCGACACCATCGAGGGCCTGCCACCTCAACCAGATTTCAGCGGATTTCAGGATCCTCTCCCACTAAGTAATTCCAACACCAAATTTACTTTGGATGCTCAAGCTCTCAACCTCTATGAGTATGAGCTTGCCGACAATCATAATGTTGAACATGACGAGGGAACTGAGCAAAACCAAGTGTTTATTGAAAGTTGGAGCGAAGAAGGAAAGTTCATTATTGAAAGCCCAGCACTGTCAACTTTCGACCCCTTCGCCTTAATGCGAACTTCAACACTTGTTCCATTTACATTCACCCACGGCGTAGCCAATGGAGAAGTGTTTGAACAGTCGAGTTCAGGTATTCAAATCTTAACGGTTAAGCCTACCGCTATTAAAGGCAAACAAGCGTGGGATTGTGGTTTCAGGGTTATCAAAGGCCATCACAGTATTATCAAGACCAGCTAATACAACGTGCCCCGTAGGGCGATAAAAGCGCTGAGCAAAGGAGTCAGCGATTTACTCACCGCCAGGGATGGCACCTCTATTTGAGAATCAACCATGCCATTTATCTTAACGAAAAAACGTGAAATCGAATGGCCTGTATCAATTGAAGTGCCAATTGATGGCGGCCATACCGAATCTCAAAAATGCACTGCAAGTTTTGAGGTTTTAAATCAAGACGAGTACGACAAGCTCATTGGCGATGACGTTAAATTCTGTGTTCGTGTCGTCACTGCATTTGGTAGTGACATTCAAGATGAAGACGGAAAACCACTCCCCTGTACCGCAAAAACAAAAGAAGCTTTATTTAAAAGTGCAGCATATGTGCGAATGGGCTTCATTAACGCATACCACGAAGCAGCCACGGGAATCGTAGCAAAAAACTTGAAGGGGCAGCCAGGCACTGGGCAGTCGGGCCGCAAACCCCGCAAAAAGAGATAGATGCCCTAACTGAGCAAATGCAGGAGCTCGGATTATCGAGCCATTTAGGAGAGTTGAACAAAGTAATGCGCTCGGACGAGCGTTATGAAGTTCTAGAGGAAAACTGGCCTATCGTCGAATGGTTCATTGAGACAGAAGACCTGTATTTGTGGAATCAAAATGTTTGCCTTGGCCTTGATGTTAAAGCCGTCCGCGATGATGCGTTTATGTCGGGTCGCGAATTTACGAGTCAACAATACAAAGGGCTTCGAATAATGGGTCGAACATTCGCAGATGAAATCACAAAACTTTGCACGATGAGTAAGTAATGAGTGAAATAGTAACTGGTATTCGGCTAAGGGGTGACGCAAGTGGCTTAGTAAGTGAGACACAACGTGCTCGCACAGCTCAAGAAAAATTCACTAACACGACTCGCCAGTCTGGCAATCAAGCCCAGCGAACAAGCGCGCAGGTTGCAGGTCTCTCTGCTGCAAAAGGTCAACTTACCGCGAATATTAGGACAATGTTTTCACCTGTTAACCTTTTAACAGGTGGTATCGCAGGATTAATCGCTGCAATGGGAATTGGGGATGTCATCCGCTTCTCGGATGAAATGAAACGTCTCGATAATCAGTTGAAGTTGGTAACGGCGTCGGATAAAGAAAGGTTTGCGCTACAGAAGCAGCTACTTCAGCTTTCCAATAGATCGTATTCTGCAATTACAACAACAACTGAAATCTACGCCAAAATGGCAAGGGCTACGCAGGAGTTAGGTGTTAATGAAGAACAACTCTTAGCTGTAACACGAGCAGTCAATCAATCTTTTGTTATTAGCGGGGCTTCTACCCAAGAAGCAGAAGGCTCCATACGTCAACTTGCTCAAGCACTTGCTTCAGGTGTATTTAGAGGGGATGAATTTAATAGTGTCGCGGAGCAAGCACCAAGATTATTAGAGGCACTTTCAGAGCAACTCGGCGCGACAACTGGTGAATTAAGAGAAATGGCTGAAAACGGTGAGTTAACTAGCCAGAAGCTTATAGCTGCGCTAATTAACCAATCTGAAGCCATAAACACAGAATTTGGAAAGATGGCACCTACCGCCAGTCAAGCAATGACTGTTGTTTCAAACAACTTCAAGACACTGGTATCAGAAGTAAACAAAGCATCAAACGATTTTGGCGGACTAACAAATACTATTTCTGGTATTGGTGAAGCCCTTGGGAGTTTAACTTCTATCGTAGCCAGCGGAGAGATGGTCGCCTATTTGTCAGCTTACGCTGGAGCATGGTCGGGCTGGGCAGATTCTGTTTTTGATTCGATTGACTTGGCTATAGGTGCAGTTAATCAATTCCCACTACAAGTTTTAGCAGCAAAAGCGATCACTGAAGAAACGCTTGGGTTGCTTGCTGATGCATTTAAGTATTTCCCTCAGAACATTAAAGGAATGGTTCAGATACTAACTGTCGAGTTAGCCAATCTGGAAAGAGTAGCCAAAACTTACACTGGCCTATTTAGAGACACGGTTTTATTAGAGTTACAACGACTTATAAAAAAGGCTGGCGCATATGCGAGCGAGCTAGTGGATGTACTCAACCCCTTTGATGGAGATTCATTTAATTTAGATGGTGAGCTGTCCCGCATTGATGGGACCTATGACAGGGTAACTGAAAAAGCAAAAGAGACTGCAAAGGCTCGAATTGCTGCTTCAAACCAAGCGAGAGACCAAGTTCTACAGGATGTTTTTGCAGAGCGAGATGGCGCAATTAACGCAATGAATGAGCAGCTGGCAGCTGCAAAGTCTCTTGCTGAGTTCAGACTTCAAAGACCTGCAGCCAACGATAACAGCTTCAACGCACCAGAACCTTTCGTTCCTGAAGAAAGAACATCAACGCCTGAAGAGCAAAACAGTGAGTATGAAAGGCTTCGTCTAAAATATGCAACGCGCGAAGAAGCGCTTCGCATCAACGCGCAGAATGAAATGGCAATCATTACTGAAGCGATGGAGCAAAAGAGAATCACCGAGCAGCAAGGGTTAGACTTAATTTTTGCAGCTCGCAAGAAGCATGAAGATGAATTAGCAGCGTTAGAAGCAGCCAAGCGCAACATGATACTAGGCAGTTCGGCACAAATATTTGACGGCTTAGCTAGTATTACGGGTGCATTCGCGGGTAAACAGTCAAAAGCCTACAAAGTTCTTTTTGCCATTAGTAAAGGTTTTGCTATTGCGCAAGGTGTCATGAATTTGTCAACGGCGGTCAGTAATGCGATGGCGCTACCCTACCCTTTAAACATTCCAGAGATGGCTAAGGCCGCAGCAACTGGAGCAAGCCTGATTGCAAATATTAAAGGCGTCACAATGCAAGGCCAAGCGCACGGTGGGTTAGACAAGAATGTTAGAGAGGGAACCTGGTGGCTGAGAAACGACGAGATGGTACTCAACCCTCAACAACGTCGTAGCTTTGAAAGCATGGTCGCCTCAAATGATTCACGAGCACCGGGCGGAAGGAGTGGCGGTTCACGAGTGTTCTATATCACCAACAACATAGACGCAACAAATGCGGTACCAGGCATGGAAGAAAAAATACGCGAGAGCGTGGAAATGGCGCAGCTGCAGTGGCAAGCCCAGCTGCGAGAAGACTTTTCTAATGGTGGCGAATTATCGCAAAGCTTAAGTGGGACGATGGCCGCATGAATGAGATTTTTGATTTCCCTGAACTTCCCGTTAGCCGTTGCCTGTTCGTTCCTCAGTTCAACACCAAGATGAACAGAAGTTCATTTAATGGATTTGAGCATATTGTCGAGAACCCAGGCGAACGATGGATTGTTTCATACAAGTTTTCAGTGCTGACATTTGAAGAATGCAAGGTGCTGAAGGCGCACTTAGCTCACTTGCGCGGCCCTGTTAATAAAACGCGTTTGTACGACACAACCTTTAACCAACAAAGCGGATTGTGGGCAGGCGTTCCTAGAGTAAATGGCGCTGGCCAGTACGGCATGATGTTAAACGCCGATGGGTTTGAACCCAACCTTTTGGTTGCAAGTGCAATGGACCGCTGTGTGATTGGCGAGCAGCTGCTTGAGATTAGGCAAGACTGCTATGCCGATGAGTTTGGTCGCACCACGCTTTACTTTACGAACGAATTACGCGAGCCCGCCACAGACAACAGTGTTATCCAAAGCGATGTTTCTTCGCTTAAAACCATCGCGCGATGGATTAAACCAGAACAAATACAGCAGCTGTCTGGCAACCGCCGTTTGTACCGCAATATTACGCTTGATTTTGAAGAGGCATTCACATGATTGAGAGCGCAATTTCACCCACGATGTTAGAAGCCGCACAGGCAAGCCCGTCACGCTTGCTCGCCTTTGCAGAATTAAACTTTAAGTCTGGCTGGGTACGAGTTCACACAGGTGTGGGCACCCGCGTTTATAACGGGCAGACCTATCTAGGCATAGGTGAGCTTGGCAGCATTGGCAGAGTTAGAGAGAACGCGAGCCAAAGTGGCAACAGAACCACGCTTTCACTTGTTGTGCGTGACCCATCGTTGCTCAGTGAAGTCATGAACGAAGACCCCAACGGTCGCGAGTGTTTCATCCATCTAGTCGCGTTCGATGAGAACCGCCAAATAACAGAAGGCGCTGATTATTTTATCGATGCAGAAATGGTTGACCTAAAAGTTATTACAGGTAAACGCGCCGCGAACAAACCTGCGGTTATCAAAATCACGATTAACGACTGGTTCGAGCGATGGGCTCAACCTGTCGAAGTGGTAAAAACCACCGATGCAGCGCAGCAAGAACTTCACCCGGGAGACCGATTTTTTGACCTTGTAGAAGTGATCGCAGGCTCCCCTCTTTCCAGCCTTCCAGTTAAGACAAATTACGGCGGTGGCGGTAGACGTTCAACGCGCGGTAGAAGCGGAGCCCACCAACGATGAGAAACAAGAATTGGCCAGAAAAGCTTGTCACTTACCTGCAAGAGCATTTAGACACCCCGTTTGAGTGGGGCACGTTTGATTGCTGCTTGTTCGCTGCAAATGCTGTTCACGCGATGACAGGAAAAGATTTTGCAGAGCCGTTTAGAGGTAAATACACCACTGAAAAAGGGGCAGCCAAGGCATTAATTAAATATGGCCATGGCGATATTAAAAGTACGTTAAATGCCATATTTGGTCCGCTTAAACCCCGTTTAAACGCAGGTCGCGGTGACTTGGTACTTGTTGAAACCGACACGGGTGATGCCTTAGGGGTTGTTGCTAGCGGCAAAATTTGGGTGGCGACATTGAGTGGCCTCGCCACTCTGCCGTTGAGTCATGCAAAAGGTTGTTGGAGCGTACCATGCCACCAGTAGCTGTCGGCGTTGCATTAGGATTGGGAGCCGCAGCGGTAGGCGCTTCGGTTACGGTTTTAGGTGTTGGTCTTTCAGCTGCACTAAGTGCAGTGGCAATTGGCGTTGGCGGAGCTGCAGTAACGCATTTTCTGGGTGATGCCCTTACACCCGATATGGGCGACTATGCATCTGACCCTGCCACTGACCAGTCGTTAAATACCAACGCTAACGATGTAAGAAAAATAGTGTATGGCGAGGCGCTAGTAGGCGGCAAAATCGTCGGCTATGCCAAGCCCACTATCGGTGGTGATGACTACCACATAATGGTGCTTCACCTTATTGGCCATCCGTGTGAGAGCGTAGATATTTATGAAATAGAGGGGAAAACCAAGAGTGAGCTTTCAGGTTTAGTTTCCAGCCGAATCTATTTAGGCGACCAAACCACAGTGTGCCCACTTGCTAACCAATATATCAGTGGGTGGACATCGGAACATATAGGCGTAAACCAAACCTATGTGACGTTAAAAATTAAAGTTGATGATGAAGCGTTCCCGAGCGGGCTAAACGAAATTAAATTCGTTGTTCGTGGCCACAAGGTTTACGACCCCAGAAAAGACACGACGCAAGGTGGTGATGGTGAGCACCGTTTTGATGATGAATCAACATGGGAGTGGTCAAGCAACCCAGCGCTATGTAGTTACGACTGCTTACGCCGTTACGGCGCAAAGCCTGTTCCTCGTCGACGCCTTCCTATGGACTTTATTGCTGTTACCGCCAACTACTGCGATGAACAGGCTATCTATAGAGACGCAGAGGGCAATGAGCAAACAGGAACGCGCTTTGAGGTAAATGGCGTTTTAAATAACGGCATGCGTCAGCAAGACATGCTTAACCAAATTATGGCGTGCATGGGAGGCAAACCCTATCGTGTAGGTGGTGTCGTCTACTTTAAGCCCGCTATGTATGCTGGCCCAGCAACAATAGTCATTGACGTAGATAACGACTCAATGACGTTTCCAGAGTACCGTCCTCATCGCCCTTACAAAGAAAAAATTAACACGGTCAAAACCGAGTTTGTTAGCCCAAATCACAAGTGGCAAATGACCAATGCCCCTGTGGTAAAGAGCGCCGAGTACCGCGAAAACGACGGTGCTTACTTAGAGTCAAACCTGCGCTTCACGCTAATAACCCGCGACCATCAAGCGCAGCGAATAGGCAAACTGGCAATGGAGCGTAGCCGCGCGGGTTTTATGGCTACACACATTGTCCCGGGTGTTAGGCTAGATATCATTCCTGGTACATGTATAAAGTTTGTTGATGTCGAAACAGGCGTGAGTAAAGAATTTACCGTTGAAGACAGAGACTTTGATACTGAAAAACATCAGACCAAACTGCAGCTAATAGAAGATGGCCCGCAGATTTACCCTGACAGCTTTGAAGCTGCTGAAGGCGACTTAACGCCAAACACATCTTTGCCAGATGCTACCGTTGTCCAGGCTCCTGAAAACTTACTGTGGACAACCACCCCAAATGACAGCTGGCGGCAAGGTGTTTTAACGTGGGACCATCCATCGCCGGCTAACGTGATCAGCTATGTTGTTTCAGTCAGCAACAAAGACAGCCAAACACCCGAGACTCAACTAACATTTACGCCTGCAAACAGAGCTCAGAGCTTAGCGCACTTGCCTGTTGGTGTTTATACCGTAGCAGTATCTGCACGAAACCGATTTAGAACCAGTCCAGGCATCGGACGAGACATTACTATTGGAGTACCGTCGACGCCCACACAAGGTGTGGTAGTAAATGTGTTGCCTGGTCGCATTGTGATTAACGGCCCTACTCTTCCCCATAACAACGCAACTTATGAATGGAAGTACTCCTATGATGGCGATGAGCAGGAGCATTTCGATAGCGCCATTTATATGGGTAAAGGCGACACCGTTACTATTACAAACACCCCACACGACGGCGTTATCTATGTTTGGTATCGGCTTGTTGATGGCGACCAAGTAGACCCGAATTGGCTAAGCTTCAGCGTGGCTGATTTGATAGGTACCACGTTCGACAGAGTAGACCCAGAAATCATATCTCGAATTCAATGGCCAGGTTTACCAGCGGCACTGGGTGATCACATTGAAGCGATTACTAATGATGTGTCTTATTGGAGTACCCAAACCAGTGAGCAGGGCGACCAGTACCAGCAGCTTATTTACAACGTAACCGAAGCGGTTAGCGCTAATCAAATCAACAGCACAGAGATAATTGGGCTTAAGCAGAAAGTAGGTACCAAGACAGTTGAGGCGCAATTTGCAGACTTTAAGCAGGTAAATATCGGCTATGAAGATGAGAACGGCGATTGGATTGCCGGCGCACCTCTGGTTCGGTCGTTTGAAGAAGTAAAAGTGACAAACAGTGCGGGTGAAGAGCTTTCTGTTATTAACTTCATGCAGGCTTTGGAAGACCAGCTTGGTGAGCTTGGCGGCACTTACTACTTAGGCGTGGTAGACGAAAACGAAGAGTTCACAGGCTTAAGTATTCAGGGCGGGAACAACAATTCATCAATTCACCTTTACATGGATAACCTTAAGTTCGCCAGTCAAGCAGGCGTAGTGTTTTTTAACCTCAATACTATTACTGGCAAGTTGGAAATTGGTGCAAACACAGAGTTTACGGGAACTATTAGAGCAGCTCGGGAAGTAACTGTTCGAGCTAACGTCATGGAAGTGAAGGATCCTGATGGGTTTGGACCAGACAATTTATGGATATGGAAAGGTAGCCCGATACTAGACCAAAATGGAGAGCCAGATTATGACGCCTTGACCAAACAAAATGCTTCTTTGGGCTGGCGTGACTTAAATGCTAATGAATACTTTGGTGGCTCAGTAACAACGGGACAACTGATAAATGGTGGTGATACCACCTTGCTTACATTAAACCCTTCAGTTGAAGTAGGGCCTTTTACAACCAACGGCAACCCTAAAACGGTTAACTGTAGTCTTAGTTGGCGAGGAACCTACACATGGGATGAGGCGTGTCCTACAAATCAAGACTTTGTGCCTGAAGCGACGGTTATTTTAGAGCGTAGCACTGGGGGTGGTGGTTGGTCTCAGCTTCAATCTAAAGTTTTGACTGGGACAGTCACATACCACGAGTTTGATGACCGTGAACACGGAGTTACAACGTGTACCATGGCTGAAGTTTCTGGGGGCTCATTCACTTTTACAGACACCAGCACATCACAAGCCAATTTCACATATCGTCTGCGAGTTGTTAACCAACAACGTGCGCTACTACAACAATTCATAGACTCGCAGCGTTTGAGTCTTATCAGCGTTGAGGAGCGGCCTTCATGAGCGCAGTGAGAGAGTTCCCAAGCGTTACGCTTACAAACAACAGTAATCTGGTACAGATAAACACCAATGATTCTAACTTTTCGGTCGTGCCTGGAAGCGTAATTGTTGTAGCTGGTGACAGACCTCGGGTGTTGACAAGCGGCGATACAGTTAATCGCACATTAACGCTATCTATTCCTTATACGGGTAACGACATAGTAGAGAAAAGCGCGGCGCTCATACCACTTGGTCAGAACGATGCTTTATTGTCCGCTATAACTTCACTAACACAAGCACAAAACGGACTAGCCGAGGCGTATGGAAATGTTAGTGAGGTTAGCTGGTCTGTCATCATAGACCCACCAGTCACATCGACACAATGGCCGGATTTCACTCAAGTTACGGGCACATTGGGCGAGTCTCAGTTACCCGAAGTAGTAGTAAAAACACCACAATTGAAAGCGCTAGAAGATGCCGAGGGTGGAAGAGGTTTAAGGCAAAGCCCCGCAAATTTTAATCATGATCACAACGCATATAACCATATACATCATGATTTACTACCTAAGTCTTTGAGCGAACTACCGCCCGAATATCCGCCAATTAAAGCACCCGTGCTTCACTTCGACTCGGCTCAAAAGAAAGTACATGCGCTATTTTCCAGTAACGACGTTTCAGACTCGCTAGAGATTAACGGCTACAAAGCTAGAAGACATTTCTACGTTATCGACCAGCCTACGTACATTCAATTTAATAGCCTATACACAGGAAAGCTAAGTTATCGTGTTTTTCGCTGGTCAACAGATACAAATGCTATTCCTGGTCTTGCCAATGCGACTCTTAACCAATGGTCCACCGTTACCGTAGATGTAACAGATTTAGATAATTTTGGTACAGATGGAACAGGCAACTACTTCTACGGCATTGTGGATTGGATATGTTTAGAAGATAGAGGCGTATTCGTAAAATTAGACAAGAGTTTTTACGTCAAAGACCATGCTACTGATACGTACAAAGCATATATTCCCTCCCTCGGAACAATACGAAAAAACTCGGGGCCTTTAGATGATCCATTTGTCGAGTGTTTCTTACGTGTTGATGGGCGTTGGGAAAGTAAAGATATTACCCCCGCAGTTCCTTTTGACATTGAACCTGAGTGGACGCAACAAAGCGAAAGAGTATTCACTTGCAGCAATGTGGAAGACCCTGACGATGCGGTTGAATTTTTTCCTACGTATAAAACCAATTATAAAACCATGACGTGGGCCGTAGTTATTCGCAGTCTTACAGGTGCATTAACAACAGCTATCAGCAACCAAGGGCCGCATCAATCATCCGATGTAGGAACCCATATTTATGAGGGGACAGGAGAGCGCATCTGCCTTAAACGAGCCTACGCGGTACTAACAACAAAAGTGCAAGTTTTATTCATCAAACAACTAATTACGGATCCAGACACCTATGGCAATTGATTGTATTGATATAAACCTTGATGAAACCCCAGAAGGTAATACAGGCGATTGGTGGGATTCGCCCCTTGGTTGGGATAGGTGGCTGACTGCGCTTAATAGTCGGGGTGATAAAGACTTGATTCACATTTGCTGCGATGCAGGTCGATTAAGAGACAGACTAACCTACGAAAACACTTACCAGATTACCGCTTTCGGTTCGTCAATAAGCCGAATATATGTTATGTGCGGAAATATTGGTTCTCGTTTTGAGTCTTCCGTCAGTCAAGATTCGTGGTGGTTCGTAGGTTCACGCCCTGACCCAATGCGCCGGCAAGAGTGGGAAGGGGTAAATCTTCTTGAAATTACTAGTGATTACATAAGTATCGAAGGGATAAAAGCGAAAAACTATGCTGACGTGATGGAATACAAGTCGGCTATTCAAGATTCGGCGCTAATGAATTGTATATTTCAAAATGCAAATTACGGCGCAAGGTTTAGAGAAACCGTGACGGATATGGAAATTGACAGCATTGTGGGTAAGAACATTACCAAGTCACTGTTGATGTTCCATAAAAATGTTACGAACACGACCATATCAAATATCACTTCATTAAATGCAAACATCGAAGACGGTGAAGCGATAGGCATTCGCTTTCTTGGGGGCAACAACCAAAACGTAAAAATTCGCGATGTTGTTATTGGTGGTCAGCACGATCACTACGTTGGTAGCATACCTAAAAATCCCTACCACGATAAATCCGAGTACGCTCCGTACACCCAAGGTGAAGCGTTAGCTATTGAAGGTGGCGCAGGCATTGAGATAGACAGATTCTTTGTATTCAATACTACCGACAGGCTTATCGATTGCAAAGCCCAATGTGTTATACGCGACAGTGGCGGGTCAATGTCGAAGCGCGGCATTACCATGTGGGCCGCTGACTCACATGCAATCAATTGCGTGGTCAAATCCTCAGTGGGCGTGGGGAATACCCCCGCAACCGCTTACTTGCTTTTTGGTAACAATTCGACGTTGGAGGATTGTTCGGCATTTATGCTTGAGAGGCGCTTTAAGTGCACTGTTATTGTTTCACAGGCAATCAACATAAAAATCATAAGGGGCGAATACATTCAACCTCCCGATTACCCCTTTATCGTGTCGGGTTCGGGTAATGATGCGGTTGGAGTAACAACCGTTGAACTCATTGATGTTGAGATAAACGGGAAGAAATACAACAGAACACTGACGTTTCAAGACCCAGGCAGCGAATGGGTTCCTGATTAATAGTTTTAATTTACATGCAAAAATTAAGGTAACTTCACATGGCATCTACCACGCAATATAAATCAATATTTAAAACCGCGAAGGCAATAAAAGAACTCCCTGACGGAGATTATATTGTTGAGTTTTTCAAATTTCTAGGCAGTGAAAAATTAGACTCTAAAATTGTTACGTTTGTAAGTGGAGAGTGTGAAACGGATATAAACGCAGCTCCCGGTCAAGAAGTAAAAGCAACTATAGTTTCTGGGGGGTTTCCAGCAACCGCTGCTGTCACATTTACAGCAAGAACAGGCCCATTTGTTTTTGCGAATGACACATTAACTGACCGTCTTTCTCTTAGAAACAAAGTTATAGACCAAATTAATGGAGAAAACTACGTTCCTGGTCGCGTTAAAGTGCTTGCTTCTGGTGCAACGTTTTGCGCTTACAACTTTGAAGGTGCTAACGGCTGTATATCGTATAACCCGGCTGGGGCGTTTGACCATTTAAATCCAGATGAAACATTTACTGAAGTGCTGGACTACAGAACATCAGAAGGTGAAATAGGTCAAATAAAAATAGAAGTAAGAGGAAGCCAACAAGTCGGGCCTAATTTACTAAGAGATTACTCTGCGTTTTCTACAGACGGTTGGTCGGTCAATGGTGATCAAATAGCTCACAATACCGGAAATGAGAATGTCATATCAACTGGAGACTTAGCACTGAGCTTAGACTCAGTATATGAAGTCTCTTTTCTTGTAAGTGGCGTTACTGCAGGTAGCGTAAAACCTGTTTTGTCAGGGGTCAGTGATGAGTCTTCAGACTATGGTATGAAATTGAATGGAAGAGAAGTTTGGTATTTAAGAGCCACGAGTAACTTATGTAAACTTTTAATTGAGCCTTCAAATGACTTTGATGGCTCAATTAATACTTCTTCAATTATCATGAAAAAAGTTAATTCCTTGAATGGAGTTTCTTCTTTCCGAGAGGCCTCTATTAACCGCGTAGGTTACAACGAAATAAACTTCAATTTGAGGTTTTTAGAACACTACCGTTGGTCGGACAATAACTTTTATGACTACTTTATAGAAGATGAAAAATTAGGGAGAGATAAGGAATATCACAAGACCTTTTGGTACGACAATGCGGGGGTGGAAAACGTTGTTATTAATGGTCTTAACTTAGAGGGCTATCACTCAATAGTCGCTAGGAACGCACCAACCAGTGAAAGGCAGGGTATCGTTAAAGGGTTCTTAGAAGCGTATGGGTTGAGCCTAAAAGGCGGCTATACTGGTTCTAGCTTTGACAACCAAGCGTTTTTTAGCCTTGGTGTTAATGGAGTCGCATGTGGTAGAGCTGCACTATATCACATAGATATGGATCTACTAAGAACCCCCAACCGCAATGACCACAACGCGGATAACACGGATTGCATCCGAATTAATGGTGGTTGTGAAGCCCCTGTTTCCGACGATTTTTTAACAGGTTTTGATATTTATGCGGCTAACGCTGGGGATGGATGTATAGACTCAAAAACCACGAGTGAATGGAACTTTGCGGAGTACTTTGGTAGTAACAGGCAAGTGAGAATGCATCGCAGTCATGCGTTGTTTATGAACTCTAATTTTACTAGACACGAAGATTCTTCGGGGTCTTTCAACATTGAGCACCCTTATTCACTGTTGCAAATTTTCAACTCAAGTTTGGAAGGCGAAAGAATTGTTTCTTATGACCAAGTTCAAAGCAACTTAGCTACTAAAGAAGGTTTTGGAACTGGCCGTGAACCTATCTACAGTTGGGAGAATTATGTGAACCCTTCTGACGCACAGCACTTGTTTTATGTAATGAAAACTCTACCCCGACAAAGAGAAACAGGAAAAGCCGCTATTACGGATTTGCAAATACAAGCGGCACCTACGGGCACAACAGATTGGGAAGATATTTACAGCAATGGAATTCCAAGCGGTCATTACTTACAAGTTTCGTTAAACGCCGGTAATTATGATATTCGAGCAAGAATAAGAAACGGTAACCAATCAAGCGAATGGGTTGCTCTCGGTTCAGAAGTAAGAATTTATGATTTAATTGCTCTTGCGTTCCCGTCTGAATTTAGCTGGTTTACTGATAACTACGCAATTAATTCCGATAGCACAACAGACTTCGACATTGATGATTTTAAACCTGCGCATACCACTGATGTTTATCTGTCTGCGACAGGCGATGATGGCAACGATGGATTGACAGTAGGTTCAGCTAAAGCCACGTTAGCAAGCGCTTTGTCAGTAAGCGGCGTTGACCGAATACTCGCAAGTAATGGCAATTACTACGATTGCGCTATAGACGCCAGCACCACATTGGGCGGCAATTTAATCATTGAGGCAACAGGTGATAACGTGAACCTATACGGCGGTAATAATACGGCCGCTTGGAGTGCTGAAGGTACTTACACAAACGTATATCAAGCAAATATTACAACCGTTGCCGGTGTGCTTGATTTAACGGATATTGATGAATGGAATGGTAAAGTCAAATCGTTACTTTCTGTAAACTCGTTATCTGCACTAGATAGCACTGACACAGGTTATTACCATGATTCAGGGACATTGTACGTAAAACTGCATGATGGCAGAGAACCAGACTCAAATGTGTTCACTTCAGCAGCCGATTCAATCAAAGGGCACCCAACCAGTACGCTATTTATAGAACGCGTAAAAATGTTCGGTTTTGGAGTGGCTGTTGCTTCGTCAGCCGCAGCAGGAAACATTATAGCTGTGAAAGAGACTGACTCTATTGCTTCTGCAGCAAGAGGCGCATTCGTAGAGCGAAACGGAGTCGAAGCCTACTTTTCCAAGTACAATATCTACAATGCAGCTTTGCATGGTAACACGATAGCAAATGACACAAAATGCTTGGAACATGACTGCATCATTGACGGATGCGACGGTAAAGGTTCTATACGATTCAATAGCGCTTCGGTAATACGCATTGGAGGCAAGCGAACTAACAGTCGTTTAAGCCAAATAGAAGAGTCGGGCACAACTAGTTCTGTGAATATTGGTATCGAAGTAACTAGCTCAAATCTAGGCGCTGACAACTGTTTTGAAATAGGTAGCAATGTAGATAAGGTCTACGTGTTGAATTGCAAAGGTGTTGACACAACCAAATGGGAGACAACGCCGGTCATACTAGGAAGCTCTGGAAAAGTATTAGAGCAAAATAATACCAACATCGATGTTAGGTCTGCAGTTCCCGCAAACTTATTCTAGGAGAAAGGTATGTTATACGCATATTTGGGTCTTTATCGATACGGTAATGAAAATACAAATATTAACAGCGCCCCAATTGCTAACGCAGGTGCCGACCAATCAGTTTCGGCAGGAGTTGAGTTCAGATTAAATGGAACAAACTCTCAAGATGCCAACGGCGTAATTGTCGAATGGCGCTGGACGCAAACCGAAGGCGACCCAGTAACACTTAACTTAGAAGACCCTGCAAGGCCTACGGCAACGTCTCCAAGCAAAACAACAGCGCAGCGCTTAACGTTTCAGCTGGTTACTGTTGACGATGAAGGTGCTTCTAGCGCCCCTTCCCTGGTTAACATTGACGTTTCTGCGGTGGTACAAAATGATGTACTCAACATTATCGACAAAATTTCATTCACGTTTGAATCAGATGGAATGATTACAGCATTTCCAGGGCGAGCAAATAGAGAAACCTTCAGACTTAAGCCTAGTGATCCTACTGGCCTTGTTCTCGATGACGGATGGTTCGATTTCGAGGCAAATGATGTAAGGAGAGTAGAAATCTCTATGCTCGAAACCACTGGCGTTAAAATCATATCTAGTGATACGGATTCAATCACTAGAGAAAGAAGTAAATTGCACGTAAGAATGGGAGATATGCCAATCAAGCCATCAACAAAAGAGTTCGAACCGACTGTCTCTGTTTTTGTTGGCGATGATGAGAGAGGTGTTGTTATGACTGCACCAGGGCTTTCAGGCGCACCCAAAGTAAAATACTACTCAACAACCGCAAGAGCTGTTTAAAAGGGGTTTAAAGATGCCTTATACAGCAGAAATGTATGGTCAGGTAAAAGTCGAAGAATTTGTCACCGGATGGATTCTGCGCCTTACCTTTCCCGGAGGCACATTTAAGTTCTACGCTCACTCACAAGGCGAAGACAACATAGTCATTTACATTGGACACGGGAGTGTAACCAAAGAAATGAAAATAGCGGTAAGAGAGTGGGCAAGCAGTAGAGGTATTAAGCGCATTACGTGGGGTAGAGACAAGGGGATAAATAAGGCTATAAACGTCGGTTAGTGTCGCCAAACTACTCCGCGTTGTTCGCCAAACTACTCCGGCGGCTACA